GACCTTATTGCAAATGCTGGTTGACGAAGTTCTTAGTTTCGGGGAAGCCAAGGATTTTGGGCTGAAGTTGTCCTTTAGTCGCAAACACTGGGAGGGGATGTCCGACGATCTTCAGGATCGCATCGTTGGCGCTCTCACAGCGAAGCCGTACGAACGTCTCACCTACGTCGAATTCGAGGACGAGTCCGAGGTCGACGACTTTTGCTTGGAGCATGACCCGAATGTTTAACACGAAGAAAACCAATGACACGAAGTTTATTAAAGACAAGACCCTGATTATGAGTCATCACGGATGGGGCAAGACCCATCAGTGCAGGCACTATGCGGAATCCTACGGTAAAGGGCTGATCCTTTCCGGGGAGGGCGGTCTCAAGTCTTTGGAAGACACGGACATTGAGTACGTCGATTTCAAATCATGGGATGGAGATCACAGGCCGGACGATGGCGTGTACTCGTTCCGTGGGATCGTACGCATGATGTCCTCACCCGAGTTCGCAAAGGCTGGATACCAGTGGCTTGCCGTGGACAGCCTGACTGAACTCTCCGACCAACTGATGGAGCACGTCGAGGAGGAATTTAAAGACGTGACAAACGGATTCGTGAAATGGGGCGAGTACAGCCGCCTAATGATAGGCGCGCTGAAGTGGCTTCGAGATGTGGATATGCACGTATATATGACGTGCCTTGTATCCGAGGAAACCGACGATAACGGCAACGTAAATTACTGGCCGCTTATCAAGGGCAACAAAGTCGCGAAGCAACTCCCTGCGCTGTTCGATCACGTTTTCTGTGGCGTGCGAACGACGGACGGTGATAAGAATTCTCCGACGATTAAGCGCTTCCTGATCACGGAAGAAGTGCGTGGTTGGCACGGGAAGTCCCGCGACCCTCGCGGAAGACTCAAGCCCGTGGAGCCATGTGACAACGTGGTAACGCTTCTCAAACTCATACGAACAGATGATGAAAAGTATGCCAAATATCGTGAAAGCCAAAACCGAAAACTTAAACCTACTCAGATCAAGAAGGAGAAAGCCGCATGAGCAATACCTTTGCAAGTTTTTCAGAACTCGACCTGTCTTCCGTAACCGAAGCCAAGGGTGTATCCATTCTTCAGCCGGGGACTTACGACGTGCGTGTCGCAAACGCCGAGTGGCAGGAGATGAACAACGGTAACGGCCATCAGGTGATGGTCGAACTCGAAGATGTGGGCGGTGGCGGATCAATCCGTCATTGGATCAACGTGCACCACAAGACATCCAAGATGGCGCAGGAGATTGGTCAACGCCAACTCAAGAGCCTGTTGCAGTTTGGAGGGCATCCCTCGCCTGACAAGCCGGGGGATATTGCGACTATGCGTGGCCTACACGTCGGCGTCGTGATAGGCATGTCCAAAGAACGCCGTAATCCCAATACGGGGCAGGTCATGGTCTCCCGTCCAGAGGTAAAGGGATACCGGATGCCAGCCAACGACAGCGCACCCGTGCCAGAGAATGGTGCGGCTCAGGAGTTTGATGATGCGCTCCCTGATTTTTAGCATGGGACGCTGGTGGATGTCATGGAGCGCGATCTTTGTGTTCTTGATCGCCTTAGTGACTATCGCCATATTTTTGGGATAAGGGAGGGGGCGCACAGCCCCCTTCTTTTTTTTGGAGGCATTATGTTGATACAGCAAACCAGTAGAGAGGCGTTCAGTCGCGTCGGCACGACGCTCAGAGATCGAGTGAGTCTGCTGATGGAGTCTCGGGCATATACATGTGACGAGGTTGAAGTGCTATTAGGCGCGAAGCATCAATCGATTTCAGCCACGATTAGGCACCTTGTCAAAGACGGGTTTCTTTCGGATACGGGTGAGCGCAGGCTCACCAGATCGGGGCGAAACGCGATAGTGTGGGGGTCGGTCGAGTGACGGCGCAATCACTTATGGACGCCCTCGATAAAGAGGGCGATCCTATTCGCTACAAGACGCGCTCCTATATAGGGGCGTCAATTATTGGTAACGACTGCACTGCGTACCTGCATCTGTCTATGCGTGGCTTCCCCGAAGACTCACCCATGCCGCGCCTTCTTCGCATTTTTAATGTTGGCCATGCTCTTGAAGACATGGTCGTTGCGGATTTGAAGAAGAAGGGCGGGTATGGTGTAAGCGAAGTGGACGAGATCACGGGCGACCAGTACGAGTACACAGCGCTAGGCGATCATGTTGTGTGCCATCTTGACGGTATCATCTACGTGGATGAGGAGCCGTGCGTCTTGGAAATTAAAACGATGAACAAGAGTAAGTTCAGCGCGTTCGAGAAGAAGGGCGTGAAGGTATCGCACCCGAATTACTTTGCGCAGTGCATGTTAGCGATGCACTTGAGCAAGATGAGGAAGTCATTGCTCGTGGCGATCTGCAAAGACGACTGCAAGTATCACATCGAAGTCATCGAGTATGATGAGTTTGAGGTCTCGAACTTACGTCAGAAGATTTCGCAAGCCATCAGCGAGCCAGAGCGTGCTCACAAAACGGAATCGGATTGGCGCTGTCGTGGATGTTTCAAGCGGACATCGTGCTGGCATCCGAACGAGATCGATCCCAAGCCACGGTGTAGCCTGTGTGCACATAGCGTGCCTGACTTATACGGTCAGAACAAAGCGTGGTATTGCAATTACCACGACAAGCCAGCGAAAGAGGCTTGCGAGGAGTTTGAACTACTCGTACTTTGATCCGCCGTACTTGGCCCCGCCGTATGAGGGGCCAGCGTACCTTCCTTTTTTCCCTCTCGTCGGCTCGCCAGCCATCGCATCCACGAGACTTTCTTTTACTGCTTTAATCCCGCCTACAACTGGGACGCGCTGAACGAGTTCGCGCGCGGCTTGTCTTCCCTTGCCGTTGGGATCACCTTCATCACCTAACACCATGTTGTGAAGCCCTGATCCGAGGTTCCACAAGCCAATCGTCTGGCTGACTGTCGGCCCAGCGATGTTGCTCATGGCGCGGGAGTAGCCGTACATTCCGTTGTCTGCCTGCTCTACGACATTGTGGAGTAGTTCTAGGTAGAGACCAAAGCCACCCATGTGCATGAGACCTTCGACGTACCATCCCGCAAAATCGTTTGGATCGCCGTGAAGGTCAGGGTTATACCCGACCGCCTTGAGCCAGTTGATGTTTTTACCGTGGCGATCTCGGAGCATACCCTGATCTTCGTCACCGCGCATCTGGATAATATCCTTGGCGGCAATAGCCATCGAGCCACCCGCTGGCCCCATGACTGCGAGCATTGTGAGCGGCTTGTACGAGTGCAGGTTGGTCGGGTCTTTGACTATCTCCATGATCGAGTCTTTGGACAGGCGAGCCATCATCATGGGGAAGGACTTCAACTGCCAGACCATAGCGCCTGCGGGGGTCTGCGCCCACAGAGGTACATCGTTGGTGTTTGGAGCGAAGATCGTATCGTTCGCAAACTTAACGAGCGCATCCCGCATCACGTTACTTTGGAGAACGAACTCAGGGTCGATAGATTCGTCGTACTGAGCGCCTATGTGTCGTCGGCTTTTCACTAGGTTTTCGATTGGCACGGCACCTTCAGTCGCAAATTCGCTAAGGCCGTACCTTTCTAGTACACGCTTGGCCTTGCGTCCCGCGCGGCTGTTGAGTCCGTGCTTGGCAATGCGGCGCTGTTCTGTCTTGAACCACTCGAAGCCAATGATGCCTGCCATCTCCCGCATGGAATCCGTCCACGGTGAGAGCATGGTTGCATTGAAGAACGCCGTCGTGAGTTTCGATGCGTCTGCGCCATAGAGTCCGACCAGTCGGTTGTGTACGTAGTTCTCGATGGACAAGCCACTGTCGCGCATCATCTCCCGGTAATCGGGGTCGGCGGCGTACTTCCTCATGCCGCGCACCCATGCGCCCACTTCGCCAGAGCGGAGCAGGGGAATGAATGGGTCGGTCAATGACGTGACTGTAGTGAAACTCAGCATGGTCAGCGCATTAAAGTTGCGCATGAATTTCGAGAATGGACGCATTGCTGTCTGGAAGTGTGAGTCCCCGACTGGCTTACGCATACCGGCTAAGAGCAGGTCTTCCATGACCTTAACTTCACTGGGCGCTACCGCGCCTTTGCTGTGGTTTTCCAAGCCAGCGACGATGGCTTCGGCGCGGCGATCCCACTGGAACTGTTTCTTGTCCGACAATCGGAAACTAAACAGATCGGGATTCTTTAGGATTTGCTCGGCTTCCTGAGTTCCGCCGCGTTGAGGATTCTTAATCGCATCCATCACGTCGTTAAGGAGCGCTTGAGCGCCTACCTGATTCTCGCCAAATGGTGCGGGAATCTGGTCAGTGCGTTGCATCGTCTCGACCTCACCGTCTACGACACCGCGTATTGTGCGGCGCATTTCACGAGGTCTGAGTAGAGCGGCCTGTGCGGCTTCGGGGCCGTTCTCTAAGATGCGCATGTACATTAAGGCGGCATGATTGTTTACGCCAAATCGTTTTGCGTATTCGATCTTGCGAGTAGAGCCGTCCAGATATTTGGCAAGAATGGAGGAAATGTCATTTTCAAGGAACTCACTCAGCGCCATGAGATTCTGACGAAACTCTGGCCGATGGAGTTGGATCATACGCTGGTAGTCGACGTGGTCGAGACCCGGCTCGTTCTTGGTAGCGTACTGAGGAGGCAGGTGAACGCCGTTGTCATCCGTGATGTTTCGGATCATTCGTCGGGCGATGTCTTGCGCGCGTTCTCTCGGCAACATTTCGTCACGAGCCAAGGACTCAGTTACGAAATAGTCGGCAAGTTTTTCTACAGCGCGGTCAGTGTTTTTCCGAAGACGTTCCGCTGACCATATCTGCGGTACGTAGTTTTCAGCAATGCCTCCGTGCATGATGCCGTAGTGGATCAGCGCATCCTTCTCGTTGTCGAGAGTTTCGCGGATACGTTGGTATGCGCGGCGTTCAGCGGGATCGGTAAGCCATTCTTCCTCACCAGTGCGGAGCGCCATGATGACCCGGTTCTCTGCTTCGGTTGGGTTGGAACGGTGCCGGACATCGAGTGACCGCTTAAACCAGCGCTGTACAGTGTTACCTGTCCCCGGTAGTTCGTTGAGGGCGCGGATAATTGGCATGAGTTTCCGGCCAATCTCGTTGTCGACGCGCTCGAAGATGCCTGTGCCGTTCTCTTTCTGTAGGAAGTCGGAGATGTACTTGTCTCCATACTTGCGGAGTCGGGCAGAGCCTTTGCGTAAATAGTAGACCGGGCCTTTACGAAACCCTTCGATGACGTTCTCCGGGGATGGAGCGCCACGCGAGCGGATGCTGTCCAGTAAGTTGGCTACGCCACGAAGTTCGGCTAATTGCTCACCTACCGATACGGTGCGACCGTCTCCGCCGGAGAGGATGTCATTGACGATAGGCGATACAGGGGTGGTGTAGTTCGGGGTGGGTGAGGTAAGTTCCAGAACCTCGCCGTCTTCCCAGTGCGAATCATCGAGGCGGCGAGCGCTATCTCTATCAAAGATCATGTACTCGACGTGAGTGTCTTGCCCGCCCGGAACTTTATGGCTTCCGGTGAACTTGATTCCGTCATAGCCAAGGTCTTGGAGGATTTCGTTTGTGCGAGACTTGGCGGCAGACTCGTCAGCGATGTCGCCATTTGCTATGGTGCGCCAGAACGCGTTGTACAGTGCTTTGCCTCGATCACCTCTAGAGTTCATGGCTTTAGCCAGTTCGCCCGTAGCGGTTACAGAGGTGGCGCGATCTCCCTGAATGGCGGCTTTCATGAATTCTGAGATAAGCCACTCATCGGGTAGGTTGGATGACGTATGGCTAAAGTCAGCGTAGCGCTCACAGTTACAGACGATGGGCGTGACCTGATCGTATTCGTTGCCTGTGAGGTCGCGAAGTTCTTTTGCCAGATGTTTTTCTTGGGCGAGTAGGGCGGGTACGCCGGAGTTAGATAGGTTGTGCCATTCAGCAAACGCCCTCTTTGCGCGAATGTTAGCGCGCACGCTGGAGAGGTTCACCGCAATACGGCCCGCTTCGTCGATTTTTTCTGGTGAGGCTTCTGCGTCGGTCAGGTGCTCGACCACAATGCTTCTTAACGATTTATCGTAGGGAGCGGCATGGGTAGATGCGTAGATGCCTTCGCCAAAGTCGCGTACCTCGCTCTGGATCGTGGCGGTGCCGTTAGATCGTACGAAGTAGGGCGTTACGCCATCAGGAGTTTTCGAGAGTGCGCGTCCAGCGAACGCGGCAAGATTATCCTTGGCTCGCAATGACATGGAGCGAAGGAGGTCTTGAGCATATACGTGGGCGTATCCCTGAGCCACGCTCTTTGGCTTGTTCTGGCGAGCCATGAGATACAGGTTGCGGCTTCGTGATCCGTTCAGCGCGGAGAGAGGATCAGCATGATCAGCGAGGCGTGGGAAGGAGCCGTATAGTGATTCGAGAGAATCGATACCGTCCATCATGTAAGACACAGTGGCGGTAATGTCATCCATTGCGGATTGAACTTCGGCCAGCATGTCATCGCTAACGCCTGCGAACGGCCTGTTGTGTTCCTTGGCGTAAGCCACCCACCGATCTAGGATGGCATCGTTAGAGTCGAACGACGCGCGAAGCGCGATCATAGGTGGCGAGGTGGGATCGAGAACGTCAGCCCTTAAAGCGAACTCTGCAAGGGCGCGACCGTCTTTTTCTTTGATGGCTTTGCGAACTTGGTTACGGAAGGAGCGGAACGCCGGGTCAGCAAAATCAGAGAGTGGCTTGTGCGGAGTGTTGTTCAGGGGTTCACCCGACAGTTTAGCCATGTGCTCGTTTGAGATCGGCCTGCTGGGATCGGACAGATGGGCGACGTTCATGATTCGATAAGCCAGAGTCCGGGCTTGGCTTGTTTGTTCGGGGGTTCTTTCGTTTACCCGGAGCAGGACTTCATTAAGATGCGGGCGGACATTTGGCGGGATACCGTCCTTTAATCCAGCCTCTCCGATGTCGCGCATTTCATCTCTTACTGCGCGGATAATTGGCTTCGGGGTTGCTTTCGCTTTCCTTTTGGCGAGTTTCTTTGCGGCCCGCCGACGAACCTCAGAAAGAATCTGAGCCATTTCAGAGCGTGCGGCTTTAGTTTTGGGGCCATCATTCAATTCGCCAAGACGTTGAAGAAGTTCGTCCGCTTTCATCTGGATGAATGAAGGAGGAATCTCTACGTCTTTCCGCCCGGTTTTATTCTCGGCTACCCTCGCCCACAATTCTCTGTGCGCATCTTTGGCTTTCTTGGGATCAGATTTGTCGAGGGCAGTGCGGAGCAGTTCATCGTCATCCATGTCACGGGTGCTGTATCCGCCTTTCTCTCCTGTTTTGTCTGCGCGTTTTCTATATGTTGCGCCTACTTTCTTGGATTTCCGCCGCGCTGTTTCGAGAGCGTGGGATCGATCTGTTCGCGTTTGGGGAACTCCGGCCTCGTCCTTGTAGTAAAGGTCGCGCATGGATTCGGGCAACTTATCCATCCATCCTGTGTTGGAGTCGACGTTTGCGGCCATCTGCCAGCGCTGGGCCAGCAATGTCTTGGCTTGCTTGATTACATCTTTGGTGTTCTGTAGTCCAAAGATCGCGCGAAGGTTATTGATCTGCTCTCCGGTGGCGCTCTCGTTAGCGGCTTGTTCGGCAAGCCAACGATCTGCTTCGTCAGTGGGGATGTCGAGTTCGTCGCCGTTGACATCTCTTGGGTTGCCGTTCTGGTCGAGAACGATACGCTGTCCAAGTGAATCCTCGATGCCCATCCCGAAAGTGTCCAAGTCTATGACGGTGCCATCCTCTGCGATGACACCCTGCTCGAACCAGTCGGCGTAGTCCTCCGCATTTTCTTCAACGTCGTTTATACGAACTGATCCCTCGTCACTCCATTGCCCGCCATTCCAGTTGTTCTCGTCGAATTCGACGACTCGGCCTTTGGTATTCCATATTGCAGTGGATAAAGTCTTTTCGTCTGCGGGTATCCGGTTGTCTGTTACGTCAAAGATGGATGTTGCGAGCGCGACAATAGAACGGCGAAGGTCTCCACCAAGAGATTTCTCATGGCTTAGATCAAGGAGCGCGCCAGCCAAATTGCGAGCGTGTGTACTGGAGTACACATCATCCGCAGAATCCATCAAGGATTCTTTTAACTGGTCTTCAACAATATCAAGAGTCCACGCTCTTTGAATAAGCCGTTTAGCGTGGCCTTCCGTAAGTCGATTGAACTTGTAGTCCTTTAAATCCCTCATCATCTGAGATTGAGCGGATTCGTGAAGGCGGCTTTTGAATTCGTCAGGGAGAACGCGATTCAGAATCTTGGTTACTTCGGGGTCAACCTCTGCAATTTGATGCCCTTGCAGGAATTCAAGAACTGCTTCGATAGTTCTTGATGTGTTAGCGAAGACGCGCTTCCAGTAGGATTCTTCGAGAGCGCCCGGAGTACGCTTCTCTACGTAGAGGGATGCGTGCTGTGCCCAGTATTCATTGGGGTGATCGGAGGTGTTGCCAGCGGTTCTGAACACCGAATCGGTTGCCATATCGGGATCAGATTTCTTAGCAACAACCGTCTCCCAAAAATGGAGCCTTTCGTTCTGGTCGAGCGTATTTAGATAAGCCCAGTGCATTATTTCATGCACCATCGCTTGGAACTTGGTGGATGTCATTCCATAATCAGATTCCTGACCCCAATGGTACTGACCGAAACTCAAGTCGCCCGGTGCTCGGTCGCTTTCTGATTGCGCCATGCGATTTATAGACATCGCCACTACATCACCCTCTATACCCTCTATGAAGGCAAACTTCGGAGCAACATCATTTGTACTTCGGGTTAGATGATCTAACACTTCCTTTACCGCTTGTGCAGTTCTCGGATCGTTCTTTAAAATGTCCTCGATTTGCGAAAATGCTTGCTGTCGGGTCGCATCTCCATACACTATGCCGCCGGGATACTGCTTGTTAAGAGTGCGATAACCGGTGATTAGTTCTCTAATCCTTCGTTCAACTAAGGCATCCCTCTGAGGGCCAGTAAGTGTGTTCGGATGCGGCTCCTCACCAATAGTTTTTAATCCCCTTACTCCATTCGGCCACCTTTTTTCGAGGTTGGAGATGATATTAGAGAGGGCTGTAGTGGAGAGCCGCCTTTGCGATAGCGCTAATTCGATCTGTTCTTGATTTCCATCCGTTGCGATGGAAATCATTCCCCTTAAAATATCTTCATCCCAATCGCTGATGTCGTGCATTTCATCTCGCACATCCACAAACTTCACGGGCTGTGGGGCGGGGGAGCCTTTCTTTGGAATGTAAAAGCCAGTGACGCTGTAACGGTCTACGACATGCTGGTCGCCGGGGTTATCTGGAACAAACTCTGCGAGGGCTTCGTGGTCAACCTTGCCCTGATATCTTGCTGGCACCGTACCTTCAATCCAATCGGACGGATCGCCTTTGCCAACCATTTTCTCTAGGGGTACTTCGCTCCCTTGGTTCTTGGAAGCAACACGGAAGTATCTGGCTTGGAAAGTTTTGGGGGCGTCCCGTTCTTTAACTCCCGGCTGGCGGCGCAGGATTGCTTTGACTCGGCCAGTTGGCCCTGAAGGAGTAGCACCCTTGGCTTTGCGGAGGGCGAGGAGTTCCGCCATCTTTTTTGCGAGGTCGTCAACGTCAATAGTCTGCGGCTCTTTGGCCTCAGCCTGTTTGTCGAGATCGGCTCTGGTTACTTTGCCCCCACCGATTTCGCTGATGGGCGCGTCCGATTTGCCTTCGCCGCGCGCAGAGAGCATGGCTTCGTAGTTCTCATCACGCCATACCTTTTGGGTGATTGGGTCGTACCAGAGTTTGGATTTCTTTTTGGCCCAAGGCGGAGCGGCGTAAGGCGTTCCATCCTTACGTTTATGTTGGACACGCTCGCTTGTAACTTTCTCGGCTTTAGCGGCAACAAATGGGACGGGGGCGGTGGAGTTGCTTACTTCGGCTTTGGCTCGTGCGGCTTGCAGACCTTTGGTTCCGTCGCCACCCCAATCCCTTCTGATGTTGGTGCGAGTGGGACGTTTCGCGCGTCCGGGTGTAATGCCGATGCCTGTTGAGATACGGCCAGATGAGGAGCCGGGGGTGCCTTTTGTTTCGGCTTTGACCAGTGCTTTGTCTATCTCGTCGTTAATGACCCGCGTTCGTATCGATTCGAAGATCGGGTCTTTGAGGATGTCTTTGCCCTTTCCCCTTTTTGCTCGGCGCGCGAAGTCACGCAGTTCTATGATGTGAGGAAGATATTCTGGATCGATATCTGCAAAAGATAGTTTCGATACGTCGTCAGGAATGTTGAAGATTTTTCGATAGTATGCGCGAGTGGCTTCGATCACACGGCCAAGTGATTCGCCTTCAACGCCTGTGAACATTTCGCGAAGTTGTTCTGATTTTTCAATCCGTTTGTCGATGGTTCTACGAACAGCGCGACGCACAGGAAGTGGAAGACTTGCCAGTTGTTTCGATATGTGGGTGTTTTCTTGCGCGCGTTTGGCGTCGATAGGCTCGATTTTGCTGGGGGTTGGCTTGACAAACGATTCATCTACGGCGTCTGCTTTCTGCCTGATGCGATCAGCCATAGATCGCCAGTAGGCAGTGTCTCCATCGACTCCTTTGTGCGCACCAAACAACTCGACGGTTTCATCGATCCAGTTGTTAAGCATTTCTTCAGCATCTGGACTTGATCGCGCAACCTTCTGCAAAACCTCGAAACTGACTACATTGCCAGTTTCTTTTAAGGCGCTGTCTTCCACGAAATCCATGATCCGTGCCTGTGCATCGAGGTCGGCCTCGTTAGTGGCGGATGATGCAACTCGATCTATCTTGGCTTCGATGGCTGAAGCCAGTTCTTCTTTGGGGAGTTTGGTATCGATCTTGTCGTCAGGAGATTGCTTGTTCAGTTCTACAGCAATCTTTCGGAGAGCGGCTTTACCGCCACGGGTAGCACGAAGCGTTGCGTAATTTTTGACGTTGGCTTCGCCCCACTGAGCGATCCTGTCAGAGATCGCGGGGTCGCGATCCAGCGGTGCGGCGTCGACTTCTGGCTCGGCTACTTCGGGAGCATCCGGCTCGGGAGCGTCTGCTTCTGTGGCGGTGGCTTCGGGAGCGTCCGGTTCGGGCGCGTCCGGTTCGGGCGTGGCTTCAGGTTCGTCCGGCCTTTTCAGGAGTTCGTTTAACTGTTCGAGGTCAGCCGGATCGGAACTGTTTGTGGCTCGAATAATGGCTTGCTCGATGGCTTCCGCTTGTTCTGCGGAGAATTCGCCTTCTTCTTTTCTTGCTGAGTAACCCCTTATGAGGTTCTTTACTGCTTGCGCGTGATCACGCTCCTCTATGAATACGCTGTTATCGACGCCATCTTGTTCTAATGTGGTGGCGTTTTCTTGAGCGTCATGGATGCGCCGATTCAGTTTTTGGTGAACGTCATCGTACTCAGTGACCGGGCCTTCGATCTGTCTCTCGGGGCCAGTAGGTTGCGCGTTGGGCTGTGGCTCGTTTTCACCAAGAGGGGCGCGCTTGTCGGCGGGGGAGCGCAGGTGATCTTCGGGAGTCCAGTCGTTGTCGGCGTATAGGTTGAACCAACGGATGTCGTTGGCTTCTGTGTCGACCATCGCCGCAATCTGTTCTGGCTTCCAGCCCAAGCCAGTGAGTTTTTCGATTTTGTTGTTGACCTGCGCGGTGGTCATCTTTGCGCCGACAGCGGCGAACAAGCCGCCGAATATGCCGCCAGCCACGCCACCGAACAAAGCGGCTTGCCCGACTTGTCCCGTGTCTACGGCCTTTCGGATGCCGAGTTCAACATCTGTGGCTTGGGTGCCGTACTCCAGTCCGGCTTCAACACCACCCGAGAGCGCGGCTTCGCCAGCCGCACCTTGAGCGGCGCGTTTTCCGACGAGGCTCTTGGTGGGCTGGCCTGCGGCCTTGCTTGCTACGTATCCAGCGCGGGCGGCTTTTGCGCCCCAGCCAAGGGGGAGGAGGTTGGTGGGGTCTGTGACCGCCGCGCTTCCCCATTCCCACAAGCCACGACGCCAGCCCATGCCGCCTTCTTCGTAGAAAGAGGGCATGTTGTGATAAGCCTGACGGAGCCGACTGTTGGCGGCGCGAATTTCGGGGTCTTCAATTCCGGTGGCTGTCAGGTAGCCTTGATCTCCACCGACTGCGGACGCTGTATTTGCGAGAGACCAAACCATGTCGCTGTACCAGCGCTTGATGGCTTCGTCATCGTTGTTGAACTGCACGCCGCGCGCGTTGTAGACCTTGTAGATGTCTCGGAGTAGGGCGGGATTATTTCTGAAGTTCGACATGTCACCGATAGGCGAGTTCGGATCAGGAGCCTCTGGTATCACTGGATCAGCCCAATGCGAGGGCGTGTATGTACCACCGGCAAGCGTGAGGTCTTTGCTAGGGTCGTATTTGTTCGTCATGTTATTAAGAACCCTTTAATTGTTTCAACTTCTGTTCAAGTTCTTCGATGAGAGCCTGACGGCGTAGAAGTTCTGCTTCCGCTACTTTCCCCGACCCCCTCGCTCTTGGCGCTGGTCTTTTCAGTCGGGCTATTTCTGCTTCGATTTCTTTAATATCACGCTGTCTTTCCATTTCTGCTCGTTGCTCCTTAGTAGGAACCCGAGAGGGACGGCTGGAAGACGTAGCGCCAGATGTTGCTGAGTTATCAGTTGGTACTTCAACAGCGGTATCTTGTGATGCGGGAGCGGGATTTTCATCGACCGCTCTAATCCTTTGGTTAAACGCGTTTAACGCCTGCGAAGCCTGTTCAATTGCTTTTTTATATCTTGCGTACTCATCCCTTCGGAGAGCAGGGCCATACTTTTGTAGTAAAGCAAATTCAATCTCTAGGCTTGCTTCTTTTTCGTTAGCATATTGATCGGCTCTTGCAACTTCGGTAGTTCTGTCTGAGAATGTCATCTCTACGCCACTCTCTAAAGTAGAAAGAATAATCTCACCATTAGCGAAATCGCCTATTTGTCCTTCATAATCGGAAAGGTATCCCTCTGTGTTATCGAGTAATCGCTTCGCGGATCGGTATTCATTCCACCTTGCAGTTTGGCGAGGGTCTAGCAATTTAGTTGCGGGATGTTGTTTTAGCAACTGCGCAACTTCAGCAGAAGCGGAGAGGAGGTTGACCTTATCCCCTGCTAGGTTGCTCTCATTGGCTTTAACAATCCCTACTGCCGCATCTAGTTGGGCTTTTGTTTTGATTGAGCCATCCTGAATAAGAATATCGACGATGTCTAATCCGTTATCACCTTTATTTTTTCCGTCCTTGCCTACGTTGAAACGCCTCTTAGCGATGTTACCGAGCATCCTGTTAAGACTCTCAGTTTTAAGAAAGTAATCCGAGCCGGGAGTAACAGTGGTTTCGGCCTCTATCGATGATTGAAGACCGGCCCTTATCTGATCTCCGATGCTTTTGCTCAGTAAAGTTTCTACATCGGCTAGTGTGTAGTTCTTGTTGCCTGACTCATTCAGAGCGGTCAACCAGTTGTTTATGACATCGGTATTGCCGTCGTACAAATCGCGTAAGATGCGTGTCGGGTCGGACAACTCAGAGTTCATTGCAGTGCCGAGAAATTCACGGTTAGTTTGATCTCTGGCCCCCGCGTTTTGATCAAGGTAGCCTTGGAGACGGGCTTTAAATTCCGCCCCTACATTGAGGTGCGCTATGCCAAGGCCGTCCAACATTTCAGGGACGGTATCGACCTGCTTTGACAGGGCCAACATATCGTTTGTTCGGCTAGAGAGGATGCTGGACTCGGCCATCTGTCTGGCCCTCTCAGGATCAAACCCTTTCATCAAGTGAGCGACCATCTGCTCGTCATAGTTCATTGAGAGAATCTGTTCTGCATCTCTCATTAACGCTTTCGGGTTTTTAGCGGCTAATGCGCGTTCGCCTAACTGGTTGTACACATCAGATAGGGCGCTCGCATTTTGTTCAGCATCCTCGACGGCCTTCTTTCGGACACCGTCCATTACGAGTGCGGCAACTTCTTGATCAGGAACCAACTGCACATCAGCCGCGAAGCCAAACTTTACTCGGGTGTCCTCGCGTAGTTTTGCCAGTGCTTTGTTGTTTTCGCCGCCGTAGGCTTGGGGGTTGGCTATGATCTGGTTTCTTACTATTTCAGCCGCTTCCTGTTGCTTCTTTGCTCTGTTCTGAGCGACCTTTTGCGCGCGAGATAGATAGGAGTATTCAGCCTCGATGTCCGTGAAATCGATCTCAGGGTACATCCCTTTTAGTTTCTGAAGCGCCCTCTGGCCCGCCGCTCTTATGTCCGGCTCTTGTCTCGGGTTTTGGCCGTATGGTTGCGCGTCTAGTTCTAAGGTGAGTTGCTTTTCAAATAACTCTCGTTTGTTTTGGCTAAATTCGAGGAGATTATTTTTTTCTGTTTGCTCTCTTTGTTGGCGAGTCCAATCCCGATCTTCTTTTTGCCGCTTGATCACTTCCTGATTGGCTTGATACGCACGCTGTAATCCGCCCGCGCCAAGAATTCCCGACGCGCCAGAAGGGTGGAGGTTTCGCGAAAACGCTTCGATGTCCGCTTCTGTGGCTTGCGGGTTTTGGCGGATGTAGTTGTTAAGCGTGGTTGCGGCTGTCGCTAGACTGGCTCGATCCCTCCGCTGTTCATCTTGATCCTTCCGCTTTTGATCGCGCCAGTAGTCCTCGCGATCTGCGAAGCCCTTAGCGAAGTCGCCCCAGTATGCGCCGAGTCCCATGTTTAATTAACCCCAACTCCATGTATAAGGGTTTGAGGGGTTGTAAGGGCCGCCGTATTTTGCGGCGGGATTACCAAGGGCGGGATTACCAAAGAATCCCGGCGTCTTGAACAGGTCTGAGAGTCCCGCGCCTGCGGCGGACATGCCTGTTGCCGGGTTAGATTGCGGGCGCTGGAAGGTTTGGCCTATTGCGCTCATGTATGCGCCCGGATTGTAGAGATTGCCAGCCGAGGTTTTTGAGTTGAGGCCGTGCCAACCCGCTATTGGCGCTGTGCTGGGCATCATCTGGCTTGTCGCGGAGGTCATGTTAAGCGTATTACCAATACTTGAAAGACTGGGGAATCGGTCATAGATTGCTGATTGCAGGTTTTGGTACGCCGTAGTTGCGGTTGAAGTTGTGGGCATCCCGGTATAGACGGCAGAGCCTACGTCACGATCATAGACAGCGGAGCCAAGTTGCGGGGCTTGGCCCAGCATACCGACTTGGGGCATCGTGGCTTGTTCGGCTTCGCCTAGCAGTAGGCCGCGCTTGTTGAGTTCGTGAGCGATGCGCGCGTCTTCGTTCTGCTGATAGTTCATGATCTCGCCCATTGCGGACTGTCTGGCTTGGCCCTGTAGTGAGGCCAATGCAGTAGACATGCGGCTGGCGATTTCTGCGCGGCGCGCATTGTTGTCTGCGCCGTCCGTGCCAACGCCTCTGCGGATAAGGTCTGCTTCTCCGGCAGAGGAGGCGGCGGTTAAAGCGGCTCTCCACCCCGGCATCACGTCAGCCATGTTGCGCTCGTAGAGGCGGTTGACATCGGCTTCGCCGTAGGTTTCTCTGGCGGGAATGTCGCCAAGAGACGCCCGAACCCTGTCGATCTCGGAGGAGAAAGAATCAATAGCGCCGAAGTAGCGGTCTTGAATTACTTTTTGTTCTGCTCGCTCTGCTTCTGCTTGGCGCTCGTCTGCCTGTAACTGGGCGATGCGCCATGATCGTTCATCTTGGGCCTGTTGGCGATTGTCTTCGTGTTCGGCAATCTCGAAATCCCGCTCGCCTTGAAGCCGCCTTTCTAGGGTGCGTAACTCGCGTTCGGCAAATGCCCGCTCCTCGGCGGCCATGTTTGAGTTTTCTACGATGCGACGAAGTTCGTAGAGGCGGTCTTGTTTAGCCGCTATGTCGACCTTTCCTTGGCGCGCTATATCGTACTGGCGTTCTTTAAAAAGTTGGTCTAGTGTTTCTCTTATACGACCTTTCTCATAATCCCGCGCGTTAAACATCATCATGTCGCGGAAGCGCTGTTGGTTTTTGTAGTATTGGGAGTCGGCCCGCTCTGATTGGAGCAACTGCATCGTCAGCGCTTTGTTGTCGCCCATTTGGGACATAAGCCATTGGCGATGCTTTTGCATCTGTTGTTCGTACTGGCGTTGCTGTTTGGCGGCTTGTGATGCGCCAAAGAGGCCCATGCCGACCTGTACGCCAGCAGAGATTAGGTGTCCCCAACTCATGTTAAAGGCTCCTTATGAGAGAAGGGATGACAGCAAGCCGGAAGTTGTTACGGTCTCGTCGTCCCTTCGTTTGGCGAGGAGGGCGGCGTACTCTGCGGGGGTGAGAGCGCGGCCACCGAGGCCGTACATGAACTGGTTGCCCCCCGCCATGCGGGCGGCTTCTTCTTCTTCCTGCTTTTTCTTAGCGGCCTGCTCTGCGGCGAAGCGCGCTTCTTCGTTGCGGATGGCTTCGGAGAGGGCGGTGAGTTCATCACTGGCTTGATTAGCGCCGTACTTTTGTACATCTGAGTAGAGGGTGTCGTAATTGGCTTGCATGGTGTCGAGATCGCCCGTGGTATAGAAACCGCCGCGTGCTTCGTTTAGGTAGTTGGCGGCTTGGGTTTCAAATTCATCACGCTTGTCTTCGAGTTCCATGAGGCGGGCGAATACATCAGCATCACCGGATTCATAGTCGGACATGATTCCGGGTGCTCGACCGCCCGTGTACATTCCGAGTTTTCCGGCTTGGCGGTTTAGACGCGTCGAAATATCTCGCATCTTTCGTTCTTCCCAAAGGTCTAGGCCAGATAGTTCTGTGCCATAGTCTGAGAGATCGGATTCGTATTGGTCGAGTTCGCCATAGCGCTTGGTGAGCAGATTCGCGAGAGAGGTATCGTATCCGGTGAACGCGGGTTCGAGGCCGGAGATACCACTGTAATCAAGCAGGGAGGTGTAGCCAGCGATATCGCTAAGTCCCTCGCCAACAAGGTCTTGCGCATCTTGAATCGACCCGAGATCGTAGGTTCCCATGCGGCGAACCATAGACCCGAGAGATGATCCTTGGCTTTTCAGTCTTGAGGTGTCTGTGCTGATGCGGCCAAGTTCGTCGCGACGGTCTTGTTGTAGCGCCGCCAGTTTTACACCGAGGTCTTCGATATCTCCAAGGTATCCGGTGTTGTCATATTTGTCTGTGATAACCGTGTTGAAGGAATTTACTTCGCGATTAAGTTTTCTAAGCGCATCTTCTAACGATTTCATACCGGATTCGTTAGCGATGGTGTAACCCCCAAAATCGGATTCAGCGGTATCTATTCGCCCGGAGAAATCTTCTTTTGCATCACTAATACGGCCCAGTTCCTTTCCACGTTTTTTGTGTAAATCGGTAATTTTCCCGTGGGCGCGATCAAGTTGGCGGTTAGACCAAGAAAAATCCGCAAAGTCCTTTAGCGGTGTCTTGAAGGCGCTGAGTCTGCCCTTTATGTCACGGTAGTCGCCCCTTCGGTCTTTAATGGCGTCTCCATCGGCAATGGTGAGGCCGTAAACATCTCCAACAAGAGTTCCAGTATCGGTGCGGACACCTTCTCGAAATGTGTTGTATGTTTCTTCTGCTCCTTCGCGATTTCCGTACCAATCGGTTAGTTTATTTAGATTACCCTGAACCGTATTCAAATATGGGGTGACTGTTCCTTTAATATCCGGCCCTTCGTGTGGATTCGGCCCCTGCCAATGGCGGAGATTGGGATTTGTGAATATGTTTGATGCGTACGTGTTACCGCTTCGGGTCATCAAATCTACTTGGCCGTAATCAGCGCGACGGGGCATACCGCTACTGTCAAATTCTTGCGACATTGCGCCCATTAAGGCAGATTCAAGACCCTCAGAGGTAGTCTTCATTCTTCCTATGTCAGAAAGTTTAGTGCTTTGCCATCGCTTCCCTTTTAGGTTCTGGATTTTGCTCGTGTAGGGGGAAATCATTGCACTTACGTCTGGCAAGGATCGGTTCCACATGTTTACTTGGTTTTGCCATTGATTGCGCGCATTTGCGACACGTTGCGCGTTTATCTGATCGGCTTGCGCTTGGGTGTACATGTCCCGGTTTTTGTTTTTACTAAATAGGCCCACGAGTTTTTACCTCATCATTGTTAAGTCGGTAAATTACCCCCGCTTGGTTAAACCCAAACCGACGCCTTAGAAATTTCCCCATTTTTTCAGATTCTTCCTGCTTTTCCCGACCTGACCACCCAAGTGTTTGAGTAAAGTTAATATGGGTGACGTTGTTCGATTTCGCCCACTTAACGTATTTAGAGATGAGTCGCGGCCCATCCAATGTGTTTTTGTAATCAGGATGGATAAAGACAATGTCATCCATTGATTGCTTTGCTTTGCTGAAATAGATTGTGCTAATAGTTGCAATCATTCCCCCAATAATCTTGTTATCTCGTTCAGAGATAAGAATTAAAGTATCCGGGTCGACAACCGCCTCATAAATCTCTGACCTCAAATTGTTCGGATCGAACTCGATGCCGCGATACCCACTGCGTTTGTAGATCAATTTACCAAGATGTACTAGAGAATCTAAGCACCCCGGAGTTTCTAGGTCTGTTAATGTGACTTCACGAATAGACATTACGTAACAGCGGCGACTGAGAATGTGACTTCGACATCGGTTGGGGTTGCACCGCTCGTTACTTGGAAGCCAAGATTGAGGCTTGCGGAAGTGGCGTCCACATCTACGGGAGACGTGAATGTAATGTCGCTGGTTGTAACCGAGGCGGCTCTGGCTGAATCTTTGAGAACGCCACCCACCAACAGTTGGACATTACATGTTCCACTACCAGTGCGGATACTCATGCCAGTGACTTGGATGTGGTCTTTCCACATACGCTTGATCGTGAAATCAGTGTTGATAACTGGGCCTGCCTCTTTGTGATAAATACTTTCTGTGACGAGGGTGGTCGGCAACTGCGTGTTGGGCAGACGGCCAGTGGAGTCAAGGGAGGCGACTCCGTTGGATGCGCCCATATAGGTCTTGGGCACGACGCCCGTGAGGTCGACGTTGGCCCATGCCGTGGCCGTGCCGGAACCGTTGACCTGCAAGAACTGGCTTGCGTTGGATGTCGTGAATGTCGGGATTGACTGCTCGGCGGCGGTAGAAATCCAAACGGTGCCGTTATAGAACTTGAGTTCGTTCGGGGTTACAGAAGTATCAAGCCACAGCGCGCCAGAGTTGGGGGAGGTCGGGGCAGTTGCCGCAATGGTTATTGACGGCGAAGCCGCTAGGGCGGCGACTAGCCCGTAAACTTTGGCTTGGGGAATTTCATCGGTGGCGATAGACAGTTTGGTGTAGTCGATCAGCCCGGAGGTTGTGTCGGTGTATCTTGATTCGAGCATCAAGCCAGCGATGACGGACTCGCCTACGTTCTCGACGGTGAGAATCGAGACGGTGTCTGCGGCGGGGATCGTCGAGGTGAAGGTGACTGTGTTTGATGTGGGGCTGGTCGTGTAATCGTAAGAGCCGCCCTCTCTCTGGAGCAGGCCGTTCCGGTAAACCTGAAGGCTGGTGTCAGCGTCGTGCGTGAATGGGAATACAGCCTGCCCGCCAGTCGGGACAACAGTGTCAGCACGGGTGTATCCGGTGATGTCGTCGGCGCGTATTTTGTAGATGGATACGGTGTCGCCTACGGTCAAGCCAGAGTTGAAAGTGACTGCGCCAGTGCTGAGAGAGCCTGTCGTGTGGCTTTTGGTGTAATCGTACGATGAGCCTTCGCGCTGGAGGAGGCCGTTCTTGTAGACCAGTAGTTCGTCTGTGGAGAGTTGGTAATAGTCGAAGATAGTTTGGCCAGCGGTGGCGATTGTGTCTTGGCGCGAATACATGATAGGCGCGCCAATGTCGCCAAGGTCTTTGCCCGGAGTGCCGCGAATGGAATCCATCGAGGCGAGCGTGATCCAGCCGGTCTCGGTAGAGGTGTAGGTGCCGATTCGATACTGGAGTCCAGCGGTAGAGTCAAGACGCATCTCAACTGGGCCGTCGAAGTTGCCGTCTGTGTCGAACAGGACATCAAGCAGTTCGCCCAAGGTCTTGTTACCGAGTTCAGCGACGTTGATGTACCGAACGAAGTTCTCGAATTCGGTGCTGATATTGCCCGAAGTCAGGTAATTGTTCGGGTACTGTTGACGAAGGCGGGCCATAGAGTTACCTCATTTTTACGATAAAGCCCACGACCCGAACCAGCCCCTTCGATTTGGCTGTGAAGCGGAGTCGTAAGCCTTTAAATCTGGCGTTAAATTGACGGTGATATTGCTTGGATAATGGCACGCCAATGTATCTGTTGTCGTCCGTGTCCCCGCTGATCTCCATGACCCAAGAAGCCAGTTGTTTGTTTTCTTCATTCAACGCTTCGACCTTTATTTCGCCGGGGCCGGATGCGATGATCGTTAGGCTTTGGGCTTCCTTCAGCCGCTCTAGGTCTTTCAGCCAAAGGATTGGGGTAGTGGCCGTCATCTCCGGGGCTACCGACTCGGGTTTTATATCTTCGGGTTTGTCCACGTTGAACGCGCCACCGCCTGTCCCAACAACGAGTTGCCCTCCGTAAAATGCTCCGCACTTTGCATTTAGATAGGTGCCCGTGCTCCACTTAACGCGTCCTTCCTGTTGCTGTGTGTTGAGGTTCATCGTCAGGCGTTGGGTTGTGACACCGCCTGCGATTGGGAAATAGATGTGGTACTGCTTATTGTCTCGGTCGAATACCGCGCTCACGGTTTCGGGGTCGTCTACTTGGGCGAGGAAAGAGCGGTACAAGACATCGATCTTGTCACTCAGGGATTGAGACATCAGCAGGATGCCGTTGTCCTCGGATCGGTGGACGGTGTGGACGCCGGATCGGGAGCAGTAAAGGAGGTCGGAACCTGCGGACTGGATAGTGTTGTGGGAGATGCAACCGATGTTGATCGCCGCCCGGTTATCGAGAAGCCATTTGGCTATGTCCGGGTCGAGGTCGTAAATGAATGTACGGTCTTCCGTGAAGATGGCCAGTTTGGTTTGCTCGAAAGGGGCGATGCCTGTGATGCGTCCCGCGGAGCCGACGATGTTGGCGATGCTGATAGTGCCTGCGCGGAGGGCGTCAGTTGAATCGATGGCTTCGTCGTCGGGCCAGATTTCGTGGTTGTCGACTCTGGAGATGTAGACAGTCTGTTCATTACCCGCTACGCCAGCCGCAATCATTCGGCGCTGTACGGCGGTGAAGTAGGCGGGGCGCATGATTTCGTTCATGGCGAACGATTGGTTGCGCGCCCATACGATACCGTCGTAGTAGTAGGAGCGTTGGAGCCGGGAGGTGAAGTGCACCATCCGGTTAAAACTGGTCGAGGTGGCAACAGAGTTTGTCGAGTAGGCTTCCTGTGTTAGACCGTTGTCATTGTTCAGGAAAACTGCGCCCGCGCGTTGTTCAGCCCACACGAGTTGGTCTTTGTCGAGAAACTGCATGTGGATGATTGGGTACTCGCCCTTGCGGAAATGCGCGGGAGATTCGCGAACAATCTGGCCTTGGTGGTCGCAGTAGCAATTCTGCAACTTAGACATGTGGAGAGACTTCGGGGTGTCGAGCGAGGTCTCATCTCTTGATGTGTCTAATCCCGAGAATGTGGAGTAGACAATCTGATTTGTGGGTATGCCAGTGGGTGCACTGGTTTTACTGGCCATTTTAGGTTACGGCTTTTTCTTGGCCAGTGATGAGTGACTGGTTGATCGGGGAATCCATCGGTCGAATCTGGAGGGCGGGTGAGCGGTTGCCGCCGCCATCTGCTGTGTTCGTAGTGTTAAGCCGGTTCCAGAGTTCTTGGTTCAGTGTTTTGTAGTAGAGCATCGTGAACATCTGAGTTTTTTCAGATGCTTGCTGAATAGCGTATTGAGTCAGCAAGCCAGCGATCATAATCTGATCGGGGACGGGAAGGGACTCGGATACGGAGGTGTAGTAGTCGAGTTGGGTCGAGTCCCAGTAAGGGTGGTTGCGGACTTCGTCGATGACGAGATTCGCGAATTCCAGCATCATCGACATTAGGTTGCCATCTGATGTGTCGGGCGCGAAATCCCCGAACCTTCTCAGGGCAGAGAAGATCAGGGATTCCAGTTGAGCGTTGCCGTCTTTTATATGCGGCGTTGAAACTCTGGAGTCAGTCATGATGACGTACGATGCGACCGACTTGGAAGTGATGGTGAGCCTCGAAGCGGTCTTTCTCTTTTGCGGAGATTTTCCACATGAGTCGACCGTCATTCATGAGAGCGGGACGCCAGCCGCCACCGGGGTAAAGAACCTTGAACATGGGTTCCCGATCCTTTGAGACGTAGGAAAACTCCACCTCCACCACCGGCTCCTCCACCGCTGGCCCCTCCTCCACCACCACCTTCTTGGCTTTGGCTTCTGGCTTGGCTTTTAGCACGGCCTCTTTTTCGAGGGCTTCTTTGACTTTGTCCGTTGGGGTTTTTTGTACTTCATCATTTGACATGTATTGCTCCAAATAAAAAGGGGGCGATTAAGCCCCCTTTTTACCCGGTTAAGGATGAACTGTCGTCCTGATTAGGCGAGAGCAGTCCAGTTTTTGACGTAGGCGTGAACCTTGTCCTGAAGCATTTCCAGACCGCACTCGGTCAGGTATTCATGCTTCACCGCATCCTCGTCGTTCGCCTGACGATCCCGAAGCAACTGGGTATCGCGATCTTTGAGGTAACGATAACGAACGAAGGGGAAGTCGACGATCAACATCGAGTTCTCCATGCCCGAAATCATGCGGAACTGCGGGTGGACGTGAACAAGCAGGTCGCCAGCGAAGGTCGCATAACGCGTCATGGACACGCCATAAGAGCCTTCAACGACGGTCGGTTGCCAGCGATCCTTGCCCATCTTCTGGAGGTTGCTCGCAACTCGGGCACCGATGAAGGCGACCTTCTGTTTTGAGCCGAAAGCGAAGATGGTCTCGATGAGTTCACGGTCGAAGTTGGTCTCGCTGATGATACCAGACGAGTAGGAACCGGAGTTCCCGTCAACCACGGTCGTGATCGAGTTGAGGAGTCCACCAGTGTAGCGGGTGGGCTGTGCAGACGAGCCATTGGCTTCGTGCTTTTTGCCCCAAATCATTGCACGTTCGATATCCATCATGTGCATCCGCAGACCTTTGGTGATGACCTCGTCTTCCTTGTCTCCAGTGCGGAGGTAGGTTGACTTGAGGGTGTTCGTCACCTTGAAGGCGGTACGGAAGATTTGGGTGTAGTTTGATGCGACGACAGCGTCGAACGACACGGCGGTCGGGCTGGTTGCCCCTTCCGAAGCCGCGAAGCCAACGATGGCGAGGTCATCATTGTCGGTGATAGAGAAGGTCGTACCGCCGATGTTCCGCTCTACGGTGATGGCCGTGTTCGCGGAAGAATCAGCAGAGGCACGCATCACCTCTCCAGTGTCGACGTTGACAATCAGAGCGCCGGTAACGACGAACTTGCAGTTCGTGTCGCTGTCGACGGTGAGTGCCGTAGCGGTGGTGTTGTAACCAGCGGCAAGGTTGATTTTGAGAGTGCGGTCAGGCATCTCATCCCGAAAGTTTTTGAACTCCGGGTCATCAGTGCTTTCGCTGTTGGCCATTGCGAGCAGGGCGTTGAACGGGGCCGAGCCATTAGGCTCCAAGAGCGTGAACAGTTCACGATAGTTCTTGGGCCGAAAATCGACACCGAACTCGCCAGTCCCGCGCAGACCTTGAATGGGAGTAGACATTACTCTAGGTCTCCTTGAGAGATTGGTTTAACGGTTTAGTTTTGGCTCGCTATGCGGAATGTCCATCGCACTGCGAAAAACGAAGGGCCGTAGCGCTTCATGGGTTGAATTGTGAACGACGGTTTGTTTTGTGTCGTCCCTTAGACTGGCTGATTGCGTTGCGACATTATCTGTTGCGCAAGACGATCAAGGTCAGTTGCCCCTTCAGGTTCGGCGGCTCGTTGAGCGGCTGACTCTGATCCGGGCGATGAGCCAATGGAGCCGGAGAAGGCTTGTCGGCGTTCTCGTTGTGCTCTCAGTTGGGCAAGTTCTGGTTCAGACCCCATGTTTTTGAAGTCTCGAACGACGTTGACGAGCAGTTGACCGTCAAGGAAATCTTCCATTGTGTAGCCGCGATCTTCTGCAAAGTTGACGAAGTCTTGGGCCTGATCGTCTGTCATGCTGAAATGCTGTTGAACTCGATCTAGGTTGTTCGCCAGTTGGCGTTGCATGTTGACTGAGTTTTGTTCTTGTGTGCGCTGATTGGCTTGGGCGGCGGCTTTGACAGCGCCGTCACTGTGCGCGAGAACGGCGCGAAGCATCTGCTGGGTTTCCGCGTTCATGTTCGCAAGCGCCTGCATGGTGCCATTGATGTCTTTGTAGCCCGGTGGCAGGGAGGCAGAGTTTTCTTCTTCCCACTGACGGAACACGTCGTCTTGATCGACGGCCTGTGTGTTTTCGGGAGTGGCACCTACGGATGCGGCGCTGGCTTGGGCGACATTAGGGGATTCAGCGATTTCCAGAATGGCTTTGGCCAGTTGGTCGGGGGAAGTCTGGTATTTGGCTTCCAGTTGCTTGATGACTTCCATGACTGGCTTGTACTGGGCGTTCTGGTAATTGAGCGCTTTATACCGATCCATCGTGGAAGCGATCTGCTTCTCGGTGAGTTCCCGATCACCTACCTTGTAGGTAATGGGGGATTTAGCCATTTTGTCGGCTTCATCGACGGGGCTTGCGGCGGTAATTGCGGCTTCAGCCTCGGTGGGTGCATCTTTATCTTGTGCTTCTGCGTCGGGAGCGGCTGTTACCGGCGGGGTAGCGGGTGCTTGCGGCTCTACGCCCATTGCTTTGGATGCTAATGCGTCTACGATTGCTTCATCTTCTCTTGCCATTTTAGGTCTCCTTTTCGGCCTTGGCGGAATTAAGGGCGATCTCCGCTTCAAGTCGTGCATACAACTTGTCGGGAAGGTCTATCAGTTGGCGTGAGGCCCACATGGCTCCACGCCTGAAGTCGACTTCCTTTTCCGTCATGGAGGGGTTGTCAGCCAGTTGGTATGCGGCATGGAGGACTTCCTTCTCCATGATGGCTCTCAAGTAGGCCCACCCTTTGCCATTACGCAAGGTGTCTATTGCTTTTATAGCGGCTTCTGGTTTCATAGTCGTCCCTTTAATACAGCGTACGCGAGCATCAAGACTTCATTGTCTGTGTGCTCTCCCTTTGCCCTGTTGTACCCCCATACGACTAGGCGGCAGTTGTTCTTCGTGTAGCCCTTTGTTGAGTCAATACGATCAATGGAAGGCCCGAAGAAACTGACGTTATTTCCTTTATCAGCAAACTCAAAGCAGATTCCAGTGACTTCGCATCTACCCTTGGATAGTTTTCTTTTGACCCATTTTTTATCGAGATTGAAATGCTTGTAGCGTTTTCCCCTGTGTCGGGCGTTAGATAGGAGGGGCGTGGCGAAGTGGTCGATACTGGCCCTTTTCCGCTGTGCGTATCGATTCCTGCGGAGTAAGTTGTAGCAGGTGCGACAGCGGCCCCTCCCCGGTGGCCGGTTTTGGGGGGTAAGCGGAGTTTCGCAGTGGTTACATAGAGCCACCATCACCGTGGTCTCCGGTGGGGGGGAGTGCGGAGGGAGGGTTGGAGACCGCGGGATGGGGCATTGGTTCGGCTTCGATTACTTTGATGTCCCGCACTATTGGGCGGGGGATATACCAGAAGTTCCCGAAGTAGTCGCCTGATTTTTCGGGGCAGTAGGTCATAGCCAATATGACCCATTCCCTGTTCTTTTCGACGAGAAGCCCGTATGTATATGTGAGTTCGTCTGATGGTTCTGGCTCCCCCCAGCCCGATTCTGTATAAGCGTCAAGCCACGCTATCCGGCACAGGGGATAATTCTTCTTCCCAGTATTCTTCCGGGTACTCATGTAGGAATGTGGCTACCCATGCGGGCACCTCCCCCGTTGATAGATAAGCGCTGTAAGCCATTTCGATTTCGTATTCGCTGGTCGCGCCAAAGACATCAATGTAGGCGCGCTCGAATACCTGCCAATCGCTACAGTCGAACAGGTCTGCTATGTTGGAGATCGTCCTCATGGCGGTTCATGAGGTGTATTAGGGCATGTGGAGTTTCTTTAGTCGTCCCTTTAATTACGCTTTTTACGCTCAAATCCGTTGGGTATGAGGTAGCCCAAGATCAGGGGGATGAGAATGATGCCCGCCAAAAGCCAACCGCCCGCTTCGATGATTTCGCCCATGAGGGGCCAGAAGCCAGAGATTGGCGCGTCGCATTGGCTTCCGTCCAAGCCAGTTGTAAGTAGGCTTGTGGTTCCGGCCCCAAGGGCCGCCCCAACCGCCGCTCCGCCGGGGCCGCCAACCAAGCCACCGACACCAGCCGCAACGCCGGAGACGCCAGCGGTTTTTAGGGCCGCACAGCCGGATAAGAGGGGGAGGGCGAGAAGGGCTACTTTGGCTTGCACTTGCACAGACTCATACTGGTGTGCAAGCGCTTGACTGCGAGACTACCGACGTTCGTGAGAAAGAAGGGGATGAACGCGTGGACGGA